TCCCCAACACCCACACATCGCCCTCGACGCTCACCGGATCGGCGGGAGGCTCTGGCACGTCGTCGGGATCGGTCAGACCTCCCGTTTCCTCTGCCAGCAAGTCGGCGAGCTCATCGTCGCCAAAGCCGGTCAAGCCCACGTCAAAGCCAAGCTCGCCCAGATCGGCCAGCTCAACCTTGAGCGCGTCCAAGTCCCACCCGGCGTTGAGCGCCAGCTTGTTATCCGCGATGACGTAGGCTTTCTTCTGCGCCTCGGTCCATCCCGTCGCAGTCATGGCCGGGACTTCCGTCAACCCGAGTTTACGGGCCGCCATGATGCGACCATGGCCGGCGATCAGCATACCGGTCTCATCCACCAGAACAGGGATAGTCCATCCCCATTCGTTGATGCTTGCCGCGATCTGCGCCACCTGCTCGTCGCTATGGGTGCGGGCATTGCGGGCATATGGAACGAGCCGAGAGACCGGCATCATTTCCACTTTGGCGGCGGGCCAATGCTTTATAGGGGCGGTTTTCATGGCTTCAGTCTACCCAATGTCAACCTGTGTTGACAACTCAGTTGCAACGGCCACGCCCCTATCATCCATCCCAATACCGCGCTTCTGATAAGCGATCAGTGTCAACGCACACCATGCCACGCTGGCAAGGTGATGCTGCCCATCCGAGTCATGGTCTTCCCCGCTCCAGAAGGCCCAGGCATGACGCTGGAGAGCATCGAAGACGCGGTGCCACTCCATGCCGTTCTCCCAATTGCCTCGGGAATATTTGCGAGATCCGATGTCGTAGGCCTTGACCAGTTCGGCCAGGGCATCGGGAGGCAGGAGGGAATAGGACGGCTTGTCTGTATCGTCCTTCCGGGCTTTCTGCGTTGCACAGGGCGTTTCACTGGAAATGCCATGCATTTCGGCAGAGTTCATGCCGCCACCTCCCTAATCTCGATTCCGCCGCAGCGCAGCCGGTACGCGGCCAGTTTGTGCCCCGCCAGTGTCTCGGCGTAGTGCGCGCCGGGCTCGTCCCCCAGCGCGAAGCACCCCCGGCTGGTGAGCATGGTTGCCAGGTCGGCCGCGTGGACGGTGGCGGCCAGGCTGGTGCGGATGCGAAGGCGCGGGGTCATGCCGCCACCTCCCTAATCTCGATTCCGCTGCACACCGAACCATAGACCAGCCCCTGGGCGGCCAAGGCGCGCGACATCGCGCCGATGGCCAGTGGGACCGGCTCGGGGACAGCAAGCTGCATGAAGGTGGAAACCTGGGCTGATGGAAACTGGAAACCGGCGGGCCATTTTTTAGTGTCGTTTTTCATAGAGCTAGTTTATTCCCCGCCATGACGGTGGTGCAACTCGACCGAATTGGATATATATATAATCCGCAAAGGATAACCTAGGAGTTCGAGAGATGCAATTTGTTGATTGGCGACGGATTAAGAACAAGAACCAGGCTGACGTTGCGAAGGCTCTGGGGGTGGTCGTTGTGACTATCAGTCGCTGGGAGCGTGGTGTCAGGGTTCCGACCGCCAAACTCCAGATCGAGATATTCAAGCTGACCAATGGCCGGGTCACGCCGAACGATTGGCTGCGGATATGAGGGTGGGGATTTACCCCCACCATTTCCCATGCATGATGTGATCAATCAATAAATTCCTCCATGAATTTGGAATATAGTTCAGGCATTGATTTCAATGTCGCAAGAGATGTGTTTATGGCGAACCTATCTCCATTCCATCCGATATAGATTTTATTCGCCTTCATGATTTTGGTTCTCGCCTCGATGGCATAATTTTTCCATCCTGATTCGTCAGAAACATCTTTCAGATATACATCCCAAATTATCCCATATGCGTTTATTTCTCCGATTTGCTTATATCCTTTTTCAGCGAGCGGAATGCTTATTTTCACGCTCTCTCGCGCACCGCCGTGCCTTTCGTTTAAAACGGACATGACCTTGGCATACAGGTCTGGTCTGTATTCCTTCATGGCGTTGGCATCGGCGCATTCCGACATTCTCTCGCCGTTCCATTTGAACCAGTAATTTGCCTTCTTGGCGACCCTACCGATGCAAACGACCTTCACATCCACCCATACGGATGTCGCGGCGGTGTCGATGAAAACCTCCCACTCGTTTCTCCCGATGATGAAATCATCGACGCTTCCCCACCTTTCTCCACGAGGAACCGATCCTGTGTATTTCTTCGACCTGATAGCCATGACGAACTCCTATTTGTACGCGTATACCAAGAACGAAGGGTAAAAAAATATCCATGACCTGTTTCATGGATACAAATTTCCCCTTGGAAAAAGTCGGCTGGCTTTATGGGTGGGCCCCCCTAATAAGGTAAAGCAAGGATGCCGCCCAGGCAGTCGTTTCTTGCTTTACCACAATTCGGGGGGGCTTGTCAACACCCCTAAAACCGCCTTTGCCCAAAAATCCCCCTAAACCCCCCTGAGGGGGAAAAGGGGGGAAAAGGGGGAAATTGTTTCACGGACTTTTCTTCCTCATAAGCATGGACGAAGCAAGAACATCGTCCATCACAACCCACCCAGCCCCGGACACCTTGATAATTCCTCCGAGTAGAAGCGCACCTATCAATTTGTCCTGATAGGTTGCGTCTACATAGTTGTCGATGGTGCGATCAGCCTTGTCTGGGTTGTCCGATTTCAGCTTCCTTTTAAGGGCCACCTTGGTGATGAAGGGGCGAAGCTCTCCGTTCTCGTCGTGCATTTCATCGCACCCACTTGCGAACCACGCGGCATCGAATGTCTTCATATGACGCTGGATGGGGCTGTCCTTCTTGTCGGCCCTGGCCGGGGCATCAACGATCTTCACCACGGCACTGGTGACGGGTTCCCCGTCCTCATCGAGCCATCCAAAAATCTGGACCTGTTCAAGATCGGCATAAACTGGCTCGGCTTGCTCGGAATCCTTGGCCTTGCGCTGGTGAATTTCGAGCGGTGCTCCGTCCTTGGCGGGGACGATGGAAATCTCGATTTCGAGGGCACCCTTCCATGCGCTTGATCCTCTAGCGCGGTGCTGGCTCTCCTCGGATACGCCGGTATGGTGAACCAGAAGCACGCTGCATCCGAACTCGCCCATGAGGGCGGCGCAGGCATCGAGCATGGTCTTGGCGTCTTGTGCGCTATTCTCGTCGCCACGAAGGAAGCGGTGGAGGGTATCCACCACGATCAAATCGGGTGGGCCATCGAGGAGCCGTATGGCCTCGGAGGCGATGCGGTAGCCTTCCGGGGAGTTCAGATCACACCCTGCTCGGCTTATATACATATCCAGGCGCTTGACGCCGTGATGCTGTTTCCAGGCTGCTGTGCGGCTCTTGAGGCCGTGGTGGCCTTCGCCAGCCAGATACACCACTCTTCCGCCCTTGACCCTGTTACCGGCCCATTGTGGCTGTGCCGACGCCATGTGTAGGCACCAATCCATGACCACGAAAGTCTTGCCGCCGCCGGATGGGCCGTGAACCATAATCATGGCGTCTTGCTGTACCCACTTTTTCACCAGCCAGCGAATGGGCTGGGGCTGTGAGCAAAAATCATCGGCTGGGATAAGCCAGTCGTCGTGAATGGGCTGCAATAGCCCCTTGAGGTCTTTGCCCGCTTGGCGGAAATCGTTGGCGTCACCCTCGATGGGCGGAACCACGATCCGAGCGCCGTACTTGGCGGCGGCTTGCTCGGCATATCGCTGCCCGACGCCGGAAGCGTCGTTGTCGGCCACGATGATGATGGGCTTGGTCTTGCCGTGGATTTCGCGCATGGCGGCCAGGGCCGGGACGAGGTTGCTTGCCGAAAATGCCACGATGCAGAGATTGCCGGTTTCCTCGTGGATGGTCGCGGCGGTGGCGAAGCCCTCGGCGATGTAGATGGTGCTGTCGTCGGTCCCAACCGACCAGAACTTACCGCCGGTCGCGCCGCCGGGGTGATACTTTTTTTCGCCGTCGTCGGAGATGTATTGCAGAGAAGATATGGTGCCGTCCGGGCTGTAGAGCGGAACCATGAGCCTGCCGTCTCCTGTCACCCTGGCGCAGTTGACGCCGATCCCCTTGCGGGCGAGGTAGGGATGATCTGGCGATGCCGCCATGCCGTCCGACCATATTTTGTCAACCACGGTTGACGCCGTTTCGCGTGTTCGCTCAAGCTCGGCATCGCGGGTCGCCTTGGCCTCGGACATTCGGCGGGTGAATGCCATTTCCTCGGCAGGGGTAAAGCTCCGCTCCATAGTGGCACGCCATGTCTTTTCTGTGCCAGATCGCCAGTCGCCAAAGCGACCCGCTGGGATGCCATCGCCGAAAGCGACGTACCATGCGCTGAGGTCTTGCCGCTTGCCGGTGTTGAAGCGATGCAGCTTGCCATCGAAGTGGATGGTCTTGGGAGGGTCGAGGCCCTCTCGGCGCATGGCGTCTTGAAGCTGGACCTCCGGGGCCTCAACGAAAGGCTTGTCGGTGGGCGGGACGTAGACGAACTCGCCCCCGAAGATGTTGGTGATGTCAGCCATGATTGGCCCTCATGTTAAAGAGGCGGCGCACAGCATAGCCTCGCACGATGGAGATAACGGTGTAAATGGCGGTAACGCCGAGGTTTTCGCCAAGGGTCAGGTTCCAACCGAAGGCGGGGAACACAACCGCCCCGGCGGCGAGCGATACGCCAAAGCCGATTGCGGTGCTGGTGATGGCCTCAAGGGCGGACATTTTCCGGGATTGCATTATGATGCCCTGCAAGCATCGGCGGCGATCTTTCGGATGGCGGCGATCACGGCAGGATCATCCGGCACCCAGACGCGGATTTGACGCTGACCAAGCGCCACGCGCTTGGCCTCCGACTTGCGGACGCTTTCGGGATTGCTCATTCAATATCCTCCAGCATGGCAGGGTCGGCCCGCCCGGTTTCCATCGCGCTCAACCGTGCGGCAGTGATGCCGAGAGCGGCGGCGCGTTCATGCAGGCTAATGCCATCCTCGACCCGCGCCTTGCGGTGTTTTTCCCCGATGGGTATCCACCTCGCCACGTCGATGGAAACGTAAGTGGCCCCGGAGCATAGCGAGCATGGGGCAGTGACAAGCGCCCCCCGCAATAGGAACGATCCGCCTTTGCCGGTTCCATTGCATCTTGGGCATGGGATTGTGGTGGTCATTTCGGCGTCCTCACCAAATCATCCAGACTGCACCCGATGGCTTCCGCGATCCGAACGCATGTCCAGATCGACGGGTGGCGATTGTGTCCCATGACGATCTCGCATATGTGGCTTTTGCACATGCCCGTCTTGGCGACGATGTCGGCTTGCCGGACGTTGTGCTTAATCATGAGGCATTTCAGGTTGTGAGACAGAATGCTATCCATGGTGTTCAATCCTTCTCCGGGTCAAAAGCGTCTGGTGCGATCTTGGCTGTTGCTATCGACGGATCTTTGGCAATGCGGCGGAGCGCGTCTTTGAAGATTTCGGTTGCGGCTTCGCCCCAGCCCGGAATCCGCTGCCATTCTCGGACTCCCATATCGCAGATTTCGCCAAGGGTCTTGCTTGCCCATTCCCCAGCATTGAAATGGGGCGATTGAATGCAAGTTTCCAAGATGACGCGGGTACGGCGCAATCTCTTGTCGGGGAGAACGCCGCGCCAGTTCACGTCACCAGCAATGATATCTCTCCAGGTCATTTTTTCCACCTCTTTGCAGTCGTCGGGTTATAGCAGTCGCGGTGCATCCGCGTGGCGTTGTCGAGCCAGACAAACCCGTGGTTCCAGGCAAACGGCTTGCCGCATTTGACGCAGACATTGCGTTCCTGCGTCTTGGCGACCACCATCAGCCCGGCATTGTCCAGGGCGGCGAGGATAGCGTCAGCCAACGATTCGTCCATGTCGCGATCAGGCCCGACATACGACCCAAGGCAATCGCCAGCCGCACGGGCAATCAGTTCACGAAGGTTGGTCATGTCGCCACCCAATATACAAAAGCCGCGCTTCCGACGACCATCGTCATGCAAAAAACAACGAGGATGGTGCTCACAACGTCAGGCAAATCAAATCGCATCTCACACCCCCTTGGCTTTGTTGATGGCTGCGCGGGCATTGTCTTCCAGGCGAATAAGCGCGTCCTGGTCAATGCGGGCCATGCTACAAGTCGCGCCAACAGGCTTGCTCCGAAACGCCGGGCGCACAACGCGGTCATAGGAAAGAAGCCCCTCCAGAGCCTCCAGAAGATCAGGCGCTGCCGCGATCAGGCGGGCGTTGGCGACACATTCGGATGCCGGGTTGGTGAAGTCGCGGCTATGCGCGACCTCGCAGATCGTCTTGCCGTCTCTGGATGAAACGAACGTGTCCATGCAGTCAAGGGTGATGCCCCAAGGGCCGGGTGTGTGGTTGTCCGTCTTCATGTCGGTCACTCCGTTATCTGATGACCTCATATTACGCCGTAATATTTTCCCCCGGCAACCCTTAAAGATATCCGTTGCGGATTATTTTTTGCCCGGCTATCATCCAGCCATAGCCCGACCGGAATTGGCCGACAGGGTGAAATGGAGCCATCATGGCAATAAATCTCAAGCGAACGGGTGGCGCGTCCACCTTTCTTAACATTTTGGTGTACGGCCAAGCCGGTGCTGGAAAAACTTCCCTCATCCGCACCTTGCCCAACCCGGTGATTCTCTCGGCGGAAAGCGGCCTGCTGTCTATCGCCGACGCGGAAATCCCCTTTGTCGAAATCGACAGCATCGACACCCTGCGCGAAGCCTATCTGTGGCTGACCCAATCGGACGAGGCGAAGGGCTTTGAAAGCGTGGCCTTGGACAGCATTTCCGAAATTGGCGAGGTATGCCTTGCCGGGGAGAAGAAGACTGCCAAAGACCCCCGGCAGGCCTACGGTGCGCTGGCCGAGACGATGGGCGAGATCATCCGCGCCTTCCGCGATCTGCCCAATCGGCACGTCTATTTCTCGGCCAAGGTGGAAAAGACCCAGGACGATATGGGTCGCGTCCTTTATGCGCCGTCGATGCCCGGCGCAAAAGTGGGCCAGTCCCTGCCATACTTCTTCGACGAGGTCCTGGCCTTGCGCGTCGAGCGCGATGCCGAGGGCGTCATCCAGCGCGGGCTGATGACCGAGTCGGATGGACTCTGGCAGGCCAAGGATCGCAGCGGCAAGCTCGATCCGTGGGAAGCCGCCGACCTGGGCGCGATCATATCAAAGATCAGGGGGGCGTGATGACCGTCAACCTCTACGCCGACTGGATCAACGCCAAGGAGGCCGAACGCGCCGCCGTTGAGGCTCGCCGGGCCATCGAGGATCAGATTGCGGCCAAGATCGGCACCGCCGAAGAGGGCACGGTGACTTTCAAGGATGCCGGGTACGCCATCAAATACACCGTGAAAATGAACCGCACGGTGGATGGCGACAAGCTCCAGGAAATCGCCACCGCAAACGGACTGGAGGCATACCTCTCCACACTGTTCCGGTGGAAGCCGGAACTGCGCCTTTCCGCCTGGAAGGGCACCACAGAGAACATCACCAAGGCGCTGGCCGAGGCGATCACCACCAAGCCGGGACGGCCCAGCTTCGATATCAGCAAGGAGAATTGAGATGGCTTTTCTTGGACAAGAGTTTTCCCGTGACGCACTGCCTTCGGGCGGTTCGTTCGAAGCTCTGCCGGCGGGATGGTACAACGTCACCATCACCAACGCGGAGGTCAAGCAGACCCAGGCCGGCACCGGATCATACATCGGCCTGCGCCTGGATGTGACCGGCCCGACGCACCAGGGCCGGGTGGTTTTCTGCAACCTCAACATCAACAATCCGACCCCCAAGGCGGAGGAAATCGGGCGCCAGCAGTTGAACCAGATCATGGGCGCTCTGGGGCTGACGGTGATCCGCGACAGCGACCAGATCATCGGAGGCAGTGTCCAGGCGAAGGTGACTGTCAAGAAGGACGATGACAGCCGGAACGACGTTGCCGGGTTCCGCGCCATCACCGGGAGCGCCCCTCCCGCCCCGTCCGCTTCGGCCCCGGCTCCATCAAAATCCGCCGCCCCGCCGTGGGCGAAGAAGTAACACGTTACCAAGGACGGGTGGCCTGACGGTCACCCGTTACCGGAGGAGGAAGAATGACCACCATCCCCGAGCCTCAACACTACATCCCCGCCCTGATCGACGCCGCCCACGCGGCGGTATCTGACAAGCCGCGCCTGCACCTGGGTGCCAGCATCCTCGGCCACCATTGCGACCGCTGGCTTTGGCTGTCGTTTCGCTGGGCCGTGATCGAGACGTTTCCTGGGCGCATCCGTCGGGTGTTCCGCCGGGGCCATCACGAAGAAAGCTGGATTGTCTCCGACCTCAATATGATCGGCATTGAGATTGGTTCCACCGAGGGAGATCAGACCTTCCTCAAGCTCGGAGGTCACATCGGCGGATCGACGGACGGCATCATCGAGCGCGGCGTTCCCGAGGCTCCGAACAAACGCCATGTCGCCGAGCTCAAGACGCACAGCAGGAAGTCATGGGATGAAGTGGCGATCAAGGGCGTCCAGTTGAGCAAGCCCATGCACTACACTCAGATGCAAATCTATATGCACGGCACCAAGATCGACCGGGCCTTGTACGTCGCCGTCTGCAAGGACGACGACCGCATCTATACCGAGCGCGTCCGGTATGATGCCAGCCACGCCGAAAAGGCCCTGGAACGGGGGCACCGCATCACCACCGACGACCGCATTCCGCCGCCTTGCTCGACCGATCCAAGCTGGTATCAATGCAAGTTCTGCGCGGGGCATGAGTTCTGCCATGCGACGAACCAAACCAAGGAGGTGAACTGCCGCACTTGCGCCCTGTCCACCGCCGAGGCCGATGGAAAGTGGACTTGCACCCGCTGGGGCGGCGCGGTGATCCCTTCCGAGACGCAGCATGAAGGATGCGACAGCCACGTCCTGCACCCTGATCTGGTGCCCTGGAAGTTGATCCCCGGCGAGGCCGACAACGAGGCGGTTTACGAGATCATGGGCCACCATGTCCGCAATGGAGAGGCCGACGCTAATGTCTTTTCGTCCAAGGAAATCCTGGCAAACCCGGAAGCCTGCGCGACCAAGGATAACCTCGTCATGGCGGTGCGCCAGAAACTTGACGGGAGGATACAGGGATGATCCTCCGTGACTACCAGCAACGCACCATCGACCAGCTTTATGATTGGTTTGCCAGGGGCAACAAAGGAAACCCCTGCTTGGTGCTGCCCACCGGCGCGGGCAAGAGCGTCATCATCGCTGCGCTTTGCCGGGATGCATTGCAGCAATGGCCTGAGACGCGGGTTTTGATGCTGACCCACGTCAAGGAACTGATCGAGCAGAACTACGCCCGTATGCTCGCCGTCTGGCCGAATGCGCCCATCGGCATCTACTCGGCCAGCATCGGGCGGAAACAAGCGGGCGAGCCGATCACCTTCGCCGGTATCCAGTCTGTCCGCACCAAGGCGGACGAGATCGGTCATGTCGATCTGGTGATCGTGGACGAGTGCCATACGATTAGCCACAAGGACGAAGGCGGGTATAGGACGCTCATCAATGCCTTGACCGAAATCAATCCGCACCTCCGCGTGGTGGGGCTGACGGCAACGCCCTGGCGCTTAGGTCATGGCCGGATTTGCGATGGCAGCGCACTTTTCTCCGATCTGATCGAGCCGGTGAGCATCGAGGAGCTTCTTTATCTCAAGCACCTCGCCCCGCTCCATAGCAAGAAGACGGACTACAAGCTATCCACGGCAGGCGTCCACAAGCGTGGTGGGGAGTTCATCGAAAGCGAATTGCAAGACGCTATGGATACCCACCTAAACAACCGCAAGACGGTGGCCGAGATCATCCGGCGGGCGGGTGATCGCAAGGCGTGGCTGATCTTTTGCACTGGCGTGAAGCACTCCGAACACATAGCCGAGGAACTGGCAATCAACGGCATCCCGGCTGCCTGCATCACCGGAAGCACGCCAAAGGCAGAACGTGCGCGGCTGCTTGACGAGTTCAAGGCCGGGCACATCCGGGCAATGACAAACGCCAATGTCCTCACTACCGGCTTCGACTATCCCGACATTGACTTGATTGCCTTCCTTCGCCCCACCATGAGCCCTTCCCTCTATGTCCAGATGGCGGGGCGGGGGCTTCGGCCCAAGAGCCACACCGATCATTGCCTCGTGCTTGACTTCGCCGGGAACGTCGAGACGCACGGGCCGATTACCAATGTGCGCGAGCCGAAGAAGGCGGGTGAAAAACCGGGCGAAGCGCCGATGAAGGTGTGCCCGGAATGCCAAGAACTGGTGGCGATTTCTGCTAGGTCGTGTCCCGCCTGCGGCTATGCCTTCCCGCCTCCAGAGGAGAAGGTGTGGAAGCTGTCCGACGCGGATATCATGCGAGACGAGCCGAGCGGCAAGACGATGGACGTGACAAGCTGGAAATTCAGCCCTCACACGTCCTCCACGTCGGGAAAGGATATGATTAAGATCACATATTACGGGGCGCTTTCGGACAAGCCGATTCACGAATACATGGCGATCTTCCATGAGGGATACGCTGGGGAGAAGGCCGCCAGGACGCTCACAAGCATCTGCAATAATGCCGGTATCGAACGCGATTCGGAAGACTGGCGGGCATGGTGCGACTATGCGACGACGAACGGCACACCACCGGCCAGCATCGCCTACACCATAGACGGCAAATTCGCCAAGGTTACGAAAAGGATATGGGAATGATGACGATAATATCACTCTGTGACTTCACAGGGTCATGGTCGAAGCCATACCGTGACGCTGGCTATGATGTGATTCAAGTTGACGTAAAGCATGGTCACGACGCCAGGCTATTCAAGGCGCTTCCGTTCCCCGCTCATGGCGTGCTCGCTGCCCCCCCCTGCACACATTTTGCCAGTTCTGGCGCACGATGGTGGAAGGAGAAGGGGGACGAGGCTCTATTGGAGGGCTTGGCCGTGGTAGATGCCTGCATGAGGATTATTTCCGTCAACAGGCCGAAATGGTGGGTTTTGGAGAACCCTGTAGGTCGGCTCAGGGACTATCTCGGAGCGCCGCGCATGGCGTTCGATCCTTGCGATTATGGGGACGACTATACCAAGCGGACATTGCTATGGGGCGACTTCACGCAGCCGATCAAGCGCCGAGTAGAGCCAACAGCAGGAAGCAAGATGTGGAAGCTTCCCCCGTCGGCTGACCGCCAAGCTCTTCGTAGCGTAACTCCATCCGGGTTTGCCCGTGCTTTTTTCGAGGCTAATCCATGATCACCAAGCCGAAGGTTTTGGAATACTGGGAAAAAGCAGGCCCGCCGAGGGTCTGTTTTAACTGCGACTTCAACGTGAACCACAAATGCACGCAGTTTGACGCGGTTCCGCCCGATGATTTCCAACAGACGCCAGGAGCATGTGACCGATGGGAACTGACAATTCCGTTCTGAGCGAACATATGGAGCAGGCGCTTTTCGTGCAGTGGTTCCGCCGGACGTTTCCCGATGTCCGTATCTTCGCCATCCCCAACGGGGGCAGCCGGTCCAGGTCGCAGGGCGCAAAGCTCAAGGTCGAAGGTGTATCTGCTGGCGTGCCTGATCTTTTCATCCCGCAAGGAACCGTCTGGGTGGAGATGAAGCGAGCCAAGGGCGGGACGGTATCCGCCGATCAAAAATACTGGCACGCCTATCTCCGTGGCATCGGCCAGACGGTGATCGTGGGTTACGGATTCGAGGATGCGAAAGCAAAAATTATTGCTCTGGGGTATTGCAATAACTAATCCAATATGGCTTAATTCTCTTGTCGGAACCAACCGATGCGGCGTCCTCCCCGTCGCGGCCCTGGCAGAGATGCCGGGGCCAAAGGGGAGGCCAAAGAGGAGATATATTATGAGCCTTCACCCACTGTTCGCAGGCATTCTTTCCGCCAGCGGCTTGCCGCAGACCGGCGCCACCCGCGAAGCCTTGCTGCGCGATCTGAATGAATACCTCTACATCGCGGGAAACCAGCTTTGCGATGATTGCCATGATGTGTTGAGCCATCAGGCCAGCAGCCTGATCCGCCGCATCAACGCCGCGCTCAACGAGGAGATGTGAGATGGCTAACATCGACTGGGCCCAACCCATCGAAACCGCCGATGAAGCCGCCGCCCTGGCGCACTACGCCACGCCGAAGACGCGCCCCGTCTCGGAGTCGCTGCTGCGCGATATCTCGGACTACCTGGAAAACTGCGCCAACACCTTCTGCGACCTCGGCCGGCCGTTGCAGATGAACCACGCCGCCATGCTGCTCAAGCTGGTGCAGCGCGAGCTGGAGGGCTGACCGATGCAGCTTTCTTACTACGACAAGCGCACCGTCCTGACCGTGTTCGCCTCGTGCGCCGGCATGGAGGATTACATTGACCTGGCGGTCACCATCGAAATCACCGTTGACCATGAGGCCGATGAAGCCTGGGTCGAAGGCGTCAAGCGGAAGGATGGCGAGCACGTCAGCCAGCTTGATGGGGTGTTCGGAGCCGCCGAAGCGTGGCTCGACTCCCACTATGACGACGCTTTAAGGGGGGAACTGTGATGTTGCACCCCGATCTTGAGGCCCAGGTGCGCCGCGAACTCGTTGTCGCATGGCACACCTACAACAGCCCGCGCGCTACCGAATCGCAGCGCGCTATCTGCCGCCATTTTCTGTCCCTGTGGGGTGCGCTATGAGCCCCGCCACGTTCGACCTGCTGCGCTCGCTGTGGCGCCATGACTGGGAAGCCATGAAGCGCGGCAGCTACACGGCCCCGCTGCCGCATCCCAAGATGTTCGTCGGTCACTCGGTGAACCCCACCAAGGTCGGAGCGAAGATGGTAGCCACGAAGCTCGCGCGGAAGGCCCGCAAGCTGGCCGAGGGAGCCGCCGTGGTGGTGCTGGTCTGCGCGACGGGAGTCGTGTGGTGAGCGGAATCACCCTTCCCGCCATGGTGCTCGCCGCGCTTGCTGCTGGCGTCATGGCTGGCCGAGAATTGGTGGTCGTCGAGACGCCGCGCGTCGAGTACGTCACCGACCCGGCTATCTGCCGGCTGTCGATGATGGAAGCCACGATTGCGGCCCGTCAGGTGCGCCGATGACCACCATCACCCACTCCCTCCTGTCCGACCTGCGGGCCAAGGCCGAGGCGGCGAATGAATGCGATCATACCGGCTGGCACGACGAGAGCGATATTTACGGAAGTCTCTCCGTCACGTTCGGCGCGTATCACGGGCTCTCTCAGGACGCCAGTTGCATCGCCGCCGCCTCGCCCTCCGTGGTGCTTGCGCTGCTGGACCGGATCAAGGCGCTGTCGGAGGGCGCGGAGGCGCTGAAGACTGGAGGCAGCGCCTATCACATGCTCGCGATGGATAATGCCCGGTTGCGCGATGAGGCTGCCGTCGCATTGCGGCAACACGCGAGTTTGTGCGGAGAGATCGAGCAGTTGAAGGGCCATCCGACCAACTGCATCAACCACCCAACCGACTGCGGCTGCACGGTTGATGAACGGGACTAATCCTATGACTATCTGGGCTCGGACCAGGGCTGTTTCGCCGCCGACCTCGGACGCCAATGGGCGAAGTCGAAGGAGGGGAGAATGAGCGGAGGATATTTCAATTATCAGCAAGACCGGCTTGATGACATGGCGACGACGATCCGTGAGTTGATCGACCGCCACACCCGAAAAGCCATCGACGATGACGACAGCGATTTCCGCTTCAGCGCGGCGACCGTCGCCAAGTTCGAGGAGGCTGTTTCCGCGTTGAACCGGGCCGAGGTCTACGTCCAGCGGATAGACTGGCTCGTGTCGGGGGATGACGGCGAGGACACGTTCCATGCGCAGCTCGCGAAAGACCTCGCCGCGTTGACTGTCGACAAGTAGGGAGGAGAGGATGCGCACCATGAAACCTAATGTTATCCATGTCGTCCTGTTGGACGGCCGTCCGATCTGTGGCGGTACCAACCAGAAGGCCGTCATCATCCACGCCCGCAACCTACTGGAGCGCGAACGGCTGACAATCCTCGACGAACCATCCTCGCATCCCGAGTGGACCGTCAAGAACACCGCATCGCTGTGTCTGACAATTCCGCACGCCGGTCGCTAAGGGAGGATTTGACGTGGATCATACCATCATCACCCGCCGCGAAAACTGCATTCTGGTAGAAGGCTCACTGTCTCCCGAGATGCTGATGTCATTGACCAAGGAGGCACCCAAGGGCGCGGTCATATCGCCCGACGTTGCGCGTCTCGCTGGCGCCAGTTGGGCCATCGGTCGCCCCGTCGATCTGGATGCGCTGCGCGCGAAGCTGGCGGACGATAAGCCTCGCCCGAACATCAAGGGGCTGAGTGATGGCGCCGCCGAATGGATGGCGGTCGGCCATCACGGGCTGAGTTCCGCCACTCTGTTCTTTCATGCGACCGGGGTGCGGCCGGGGTATCTGCGTGACCGCAACACCCCGGTGGATCATCCGCACGATCCAAGCGACCTGAACCGGTGCCTGTTGCTGATCGACATGGCGCCCGAGATCGGAACAAAACTGCCGGTCATGCGCGACGTGTCGCCTCAATGGGCCGTTCTGGTTGCCCACTGGGACGACCTGGTGACGACCTTCAACGACGAGGCCGGGCCGGATTGGAGCAAGGCGAAATCTGCGCCCCGCACCTATGCCATGATGCGCGGTCTGCTGGATGGCGTTCGCCGCGAGTCGGAATAGGAGCGGAGAACGGCCAATGAGCAAGATGGTTGAGATGGGCCGCGATGATGCCGTCGAACTGGCCTACGGAATACTCTGGCACATGCACAACGATTTGCGCTCGAACGAAGGCAGGAAGGCTGCTGACGCCCGCATGGCGCTGGCTAATGTCATGTCAAAAGACCAGCGAGGTCGGGGCATCCAGGCGGCGCGGGACTGGTTCCAAGAGCATCCGTTGCCGCAGGGTATGCCGACTTCGCCAGCTTGGACGACGAACGAAATGATGGACGCATGGGGAGACGACGAATGAATAAAGCTCTGCATTACGCTGGCGAAATCAAGCACGCCAACGGCCACGTCCTGCCCGGTTGGGCCGCCTGTTGCTCCGGGGATAGGGCGGACAAGATCCGGGCCGATAGATCTCACACCCGCCATCGCGGTCAGGTGACGTGCAAAGCATGTCTGAAAATGATCGCCAAGCACGACGCATGGGCCTCTCGCAATGCGTGCCCGACGTGCAGCGGAAAGGGGATGACGGTCTCGAACTTCACCGCCGACGAATGCCACGACTGCAACGGCACCGGAAAGCAAGGGAGCCGACTGTGAGCAACGTAGACACGCACATCCCGATGCTCGCCATTGACGGCGACGAGCGCATCGACCCGATGGGTCAGCAGTTCATCGTATGGGACGACATTGGCGAGAAGTGGTTGATGGGGCAGGAACCGTTCATGCCGGATCGGCGCTTCACCCATCTTGTGTGGCTGCCGAAGATATCCGAGCGCATATAGGAAAGAATGGCGTGATGCTGATCACCGAGCATTGGCGGCAGGCAGATGGCCCAGGCGGTATAGTCTGGCCGCTGTGGAGTGTGCGGCCCAGCGCGCAATGGATGAGCCCGAGGATTTGGGGGTGGGCGAACTGTTCCGTCAGCATGACGGGCGCATGGGGAAGGCCATATCTGTGGATCGGCCCCGTCTTGATCGTCTTTTGAGGAGGGTCGGATGCGCCGAAAGTGGACCACATGGGGCGAAGCGTTCCACGCCTACCGCGCCACCTATGACGACGGCTATGCAGCGTTTCTCGCGGACTGTTGGGCGCGGCGAAACCTCAACAACGAAACATTGGCCCGTCTTGGGCTGGACAGATAAGGAGGGTCGAACCTCTCGCGCTATGTCGATGAGTGCTGGCTTGACTACGTCATCCTGGCAAAGGCGGACTCGGAATAGGAGCGTCTGCGCTGCGGTGGTGGTGCCGGCCCTGCCGTCCTAGCCCCACATGGGCGGGATAGCTGGCCCGCCGGCAGGGTGCGAGAGTAAACGGCACCACCTCCCCAGCGCAGATTCTCCTACATCAACAGCACCGCAGCCACGGCGCACCACACAACTGCGCCGGCCCATAGCTCGCCTACGGCCATCCCGCCGTCAATGAACCACGCCCCCGCGTGCGGACCCCGCCACACCCATTCAGCCCTCCAGCGCGGCATGATGAGCATGTAACCCACAGCCGGCAGCCCGAGGTAGCGCAGCCACGTCCAGCGGCTCTCGACATGGTGGCCCATGGTCCAGTAGACCATCAGCGCAGCAGTTCCAGCCATGGCATAGGGCCACGGCAGAGCCAGCCACAGAGGCCAAGCCAGGAGGCACCCAGCAGCCACGATATAGCTGCGGCGTAGGCCGAGGTAGCCCCCGAGGATTCTTCGCCAGACGGAGCCTGCGACCGCGTTGGCGATGATGGCGAGGGCAATCACTTGCCGCCTCGGATGTTCTGAAACAGCCTGTCCCCCAGCAGGAAGAAGGTGGCCGAGTTGACCAGCAGCCCGAGGGATGTCGGGCTATGCACACCATCGGCCCATAGCACCATGGACGCCTCCCCGTGGATGGCGTAGGCAATGGCGCCCCACAGCAGAATGGCGAACACAGCCAGATACCGGGCCGAGGCGCGAAGGTCCACCACCCACTGTGACGGCTGGCCTATCACGGTGTCCAGCGTGGCGAGGGCCTTCATCTTCTCCAGGCCGGCCGATTCCCACTGAAGCGTTTCCTCGAACGTGCGCGGGCCTGGAGAGCCCAGAAACTTGTTGGTCGCCTCCTTGACCGCGTGGGTTGCGGCAGGCAGAAGCGCCGGCAGAATGGTCGAGAGCAGGAGCGCGAACATCATTCCTCCTCCGCGTCTTCGGCCGACAGCGACAGCGACAGCACGCCGGCACCGATGATGACCAGCGCGACGATTCCACCGAGTACGGTCAGCATCAGAACCCCCAAAGTTCGAAATGCGGCATGTCGATGAAGGTCGAGCGCGCGGGCGCTTCTGCGTTGTCGGACCAGTTGCCGCCCCACCTCAGCCGGATACCCAGGCGGTCGGCGGTCGCGAAGATGTGATGCGCTAGGTCGCGGAAAAGCTCCTTGTCATTCCACACCAGCTCGTGGTCGCGGTAGGGCGCGATATCGACGGCGAGGGAAGGCGTGGCGTTGTGCTTGCTGGTGGGCCAGGGAGTCTTGCTCTTGCCCTCAAGACAGCACTTGTCTTGTTCGAGTTGGTCGCGATGGCCGGCCACAATGGCAAAGTCTACCGGGCTGGTGGCGATGGCCTCGCCCATGACGTGCTGAAGGTCGTTGTGGCACGTCGCGAGGCGCGAAAGGCTGGAGGTTCCAAATGCAGGCATGCTCACACCTCGTGGTCGGCCCAGGCCGTGACGATGGGGTTATTGGGCGGAGGGTTGCCGCCACCCTTGCGGATAATTGCCTCAAGCTGCTCAATGCGCTCCTTCAAGGTGCTGTTCTCGCGCCTGAGGTCGGAGACCTTTTCGTCGAGGGCGGCCATCAGTGTCTTGGCAGCATCCATTTTGCCCAGCAGCGTAGCCTCGGCGGCGATGGCGCGGTTCCTCTCGTTGAACGCCTCGTCGGTGCGCTTTTCCAAATCGGCCATCCGCTTCATCAGGTCGTCAACGAAGTCTTCCTTGCGCGCCACCTGACGATCCTCGAACCCGTCGATCTTGAACCGCCGCATGGCGCTGTAACCGACCGTGCCGAGGGTGACGATCAGGGTGCCAAGTCCGGCCCATAACCCGCCCTGTTCGAGGCCGCTATCCATGACCGTTTCCCCCCTCGTAGGGGCACGCCCCGGAGGGCATGAGGCGGGCACCGCAACCCCGGCGCACGTCCCAACGATAGAGGTCCCACCATGCCGCCACGGCGATGACCACATTGTCAGCCATGGCGGCGGGGATGGGCGATATCGAGGTCAGGCAGGCGATGGCGGTGAAGCCATACAAAAAACAGGCGCTGACCTTAAGCGCGAAGTCCCCCCACCTGCTTCGGTCGGTTGTAAGCGCGAACAGGCGCCACAGTTGCAGGCTGGCGACGATGGCAAAAGCGGCGGCCCAGCCCCCGTCGGTCGGGATCATCTGGC